GGTTTACTAAATTATTGCTGTAGGTAGCAGCTAGTGGGTTTTCTCTGTGGTCGGAGTCCATCCAAGCACTGCGCGACAGGTTGCCGTAATACCATATATCTTGTAGGTAGTTGTACACCACGTAGCGGTCATTCTGTGTAACCCCTGCGGAGCAATAGAACCACCAAATCTCGTCAAACCGCTCGTTAGTACCGGCAACAACTTGGTCGTACTGAGAGGAGTTAAAGTCATTGAATATATAGCTGCGTACACTACAGGGTAGCGTTTTAATCGTACCGTCGTAGGTATAGAACTTGTCCGTACCCATCCAGTAAGCGGTGTTGCCAGCGTAAACTGCTGCATTAGGGCTAGCTATAGTGATGTTGTCACCAAGTAGCTGTGCACCCCAAACCTCTGGAGCACCTAAGTACTGCATACCGTACACCGCACTATCCGTCCAGATCATAACTTCCTGACGCGCTTGGAGTGCAGTAACAATCTCACTGCCCCTTGATAGGCGCAAACTACCGGCTTGGTTAGTAGCCGCAGGCGTCCAGTTAGCTACGTCTTCTTGGTCAGACCAGCGAATAAGCATGGGGTCAAGGGCGCTAAGTCCCAGATCGTTAGCACCAAAAGCAAAGGCAAAGCGAAATATGTCTGACACAAAGGCTTTGTTAGCTATAGTAGGAACGTCTGACGCACCACCAAGTGAAGATACATAGACCGCACGGGTAGTCACCCCGCTGCTTGCATCCCAATAGAAAAGCGCACCACCACGGTAAGTAAAGAACAAGTCCTCACCGAAGTTAGCTTGGCTCCACAGGCGGATGGGGGCATCAGTAGTCCCGCCAAAGCCCCACGTACCAGAACCCCAAGTACCTGCACTCCAGCCGGTAAACGGTACAGCAATCTCATTACCCGTGTTGACTTGGTAAGCCGCAGTAACAGTGCCACCGCCAGTGGCAGTAGAAGAAGCCGTAGTCGCGGCGGTAATATTGTAGGAGTCCTCATCTATAAAACTGATCTGATACTCGTTGTTTAGCGTAAGCCCACCAACCGCAGTTGCGCTACTAAAGGTAACAAAGTCGTTCTCAAGCGCACCGTGTGCAAGGTCAGCAACAAGGACAGTGGCAGAGCCACTAGTAGTGGTGAAAGGGTTGGTTAGAGTTACTGTGCTACGGATAGGGGTTACGTCAGAATAAGCGCCACCACGCTCTATGTAGTACTTGAGGTTAGTGCCCACAGAAACAAGATTTTGGCTTTGCAGGGTTACCCAGTTCCACATGGAGCGGCAGACACCAAGGTAGACGGCACTTGACAGGCGAACCCACCCACCGATCTTCTGAGGCATGCCCCGTCTGAAACGCACTTTGTCGGTCTCGTACCAACTGCCCTCTGCGGTATAGCGAGTGTTCTCGCGGTCAACCCCGGGCTTTAGCTGTAGCTTCTGTAACGGCATTATTCAACCTTATTCTGGGTACTTGCCTGTGGCAATCATAGATGCGAGTTCAACGGAGCGCCCTTTAACGGTGCGGCTCCAATCGGAATCTAAAAATTCTTCTGAGGCAGTTGTGTAGTCTGCCCGTTCCATCGCATCTAGTGCCATTACGAATTTGCGTAGCTTCGTAGCACCGAGGTTAAAGCTGATGTCAATCATAGCATCTTTTCTTACTTCATCAAGGTCGGTAAACCAGCGATATTCTGAGCTTAACTCCTTGATTACACGCTCTATATCCTTTTCTAGCAGGAAGTCTACCTCTTCATCTGAGAGGCCCAAGCCGCCGTTAACATCAACATTTCTGCCAATCCCTATAGTCCAGTGGCCCGCAGAGCATTTGTAGATAAGGTGACGGCCATTCGTAACAACCTCACCCTCATGCCGTTTAAGCATTTCGATCAAGTTCTGCATTTACTTCTCCCTGCTAACGCCCTTAGTTTTCTCAAAGGTACGCATAGCGCCTAAGCCCAACATGCCCATAAGGACGGTGGTCAAAAGCGAAGTGTCTACGACAGGAACTGTAAACCAGATTCCTAAGATTGGAGATATTATGGTGGAGTAAGCCAAGGCAGAGATACACACCCATCCGCAAGCTGGTCGCCACCCGGCTACAAACAAGCTCTTATGGGCAGCTTCAATTTTGTTGACCTCGATCTGGGCTGACATCTGCTTGTCGGCCATAGTGGCTATCTCGTGCGACAGCTTCTCACGCAGGTCTTTATCTGGGATTACCTTGTCCAGAATAGCTGAGACAGGCCCAATCAGGGCGCTTATTGCAGCGAGCATCTTAAATAACTACCCACGCGATAGCGCCGATCACTAGGAGTACGATAATAGCGCCAAGAGTCGAGTGCTTAGTACCTTGGACTGCCCGCCATACGGGGCCACCGATCTTAGCTAATGCGTCTTTAATTATTTCCATTTTGAATTCCTCAGTTAATAGCTAAAGTAAAAACTAAACCTGCAAGGGCGACCATTAATATAACTAGGCCAGCAATAAGTTTTACAGCCAAATAGAAGTCTGCATCTTTTCGGTCTTGAATTACCTTTTTTCGATTAGCCTGCACAATATTAAAGTCTCGTTCTTTTTGAATCTTCCCTGCATTCTTCTGGACTTTCTGCCACTGAGGAGTCTTGCCCTGACGCGAATACTCGCGGCCTATCTCCTTCATCATGTCAGCGATGCGGTCTTCTTGGTTCTGAATCTGGATTGCTTCTTCCAGTGGACTGCCTGAGTAGGAGTACCCATTGTTCTTTTTGGACTCGGCAATCTTGTTCTCAACAGCTTCTTTCTGGGCAAAAAAACCTGATATTTCAGCGCCCATCTGCTCGACTTGCTTTTTCTTCTTCAAGGACGCTTGCACTAAATTAAAAGCGGTATCGAGTCCCTTTATAAGTAATGCGATTTCGGTAACCATAGATCATTGCTTGTTGAAGAAATTAAAGTAAGACCCAGCCAGCAACCCGCCCAAGACTAAAGTAGTTATTGCCTGTAAGACAGTTTTAGCCACGGTACGCTTTGCAGCCCGCCAAGACTCAAGCAAGCCCCGAAGCTCAGAGACATCAGACAAAGCATCGTCATCGCTCAGGCCAATGTCACGCAAGGCTTTCCTAGCACCCAGCTCGGCGGACTGCTCAATCAACTTTGCCATCTCTTCTTTGGTCACAAGACTGCTCCATTACTACTCATGCAATTTGAGGTGTTAACCTACGCAAACCGCACGGTTTTTAACTATTACCTACTTGTGTGGGCATTTTTTTAAAGCCGCTCGTTCATAATTATAGCCCCCTGTAAATTTAACTTGGGGGGTATAAGAGGCAAGTTCTTCGTGTTTTTCTTTGTCAAAGTGTACGTGTACTTTAATCTTTTTTTCTGTTAATGGTATTAAATCTAGTAAAGGCGTTCCGTGTTTCATAAAGAGGTCTTGAGTCTCATCTGTCCTTTTTATGTACATTTGAGTATTAAGTGTAGGTTGTTTGTAAAAATTTAAAACCCCCTGACTTGTACACATTGTAGGGAATTCAAAGTTTTGCCAGCTAGGTTGACACATTATAAAGTCTACTGGTTTATCACACTCTACGAACCACGGCCCTTGTATTAGTAAATGTTTAAATTCAGTATCGGGTCTATAGTTGCCTAAAAGAGTGTTTGGGTGCGTTCTTATTGACGAAAGCCCATCAGAAAACTCCCAGCTATAAGAATCATCCCCTTTAGGAGCTAACTGCAAAATAAGATCACTCCACAAGGGCAGTTGTATGGCCTTTTTATGGTAATCTGAAAAGGCCGGACACGATCTTAAGTTTGACCTCGATACTACACCATCTTCTAAACCCCGAGAGCCAGTTGGTAGTTTTCGGAACCACTCGGGGGCTGTAGATTGCCCAGTTTTTGGCTTGGCAAAGTCATAGACAAATTTATGTTTGGTGTAGAAATGCAAATCTATAGTTTTGCTAAAAAGCACTGTGTTTTACCCCCCTATCAGGATTTCTCTGTGTTTCTTACGCCCTATTGCTGCGCCTACAGCATCACTGCCTTAGCCGATTTCAGTCACAGGACTGCTCCATTACTACGGACTTGTAGGCCAATCTATTGTGTTAGGAAATCCTGCTTGAGCAGGGATATCGCGTAGAGCTTGTCGATAGGTTGCCCACGCTGCTTGATCTACTGACGCGTCTATTACCTGAGTCCAGTCTGATTCGACTAGTTTAGCGTCACGCTCTGCTCTAGCGTCTAAGGCTTTTTCTGCCTCCGTTCTAGTGTCAGCAGGTTCAGTAAAAACACCCCCAGAGTAAGACCAGCCTATGCCGCCTTCTGTTGCTTCAACAAGGTTTGGCACAAAATCCAAGGAACTAACTTCAATTGTATTTGTAACTAAACCCTTTTCAATAACGTGTGCTTTCATAATAATTCCTTAGTATTCAATATAAACAACACCACTTCCACCGGGAACTTGATAGCTTGCGTTGTTATTGTTTCCACCTGCACCATATGGGTTAGCGGTGTAAGAGTTTGCATTGCTGCCCCAGATACTAGAAGCGCCAAAGGTAGCTTCTCCACGCAAACCGGAACCTCCATCTATATTTATGTCGCCGCCGACACCAGTGCCACCAGCGGTATTCGCGTAGGCATAGGTATTATATTTTCCACCGTTTCCTGTAAGTGTAGTGGCTCCATACACAACGCTAGACGCCCCGCCGTTGTTATTGCCCGCTGCCGCGCCCGCGCCTATTGTAATTGCCATCGTACCGCCCGCGCTTACATCTAAGTATTTTATTGCTGATCCTCCACCTGACGACCCACCGCCACCACCACCCCCGCCGGTAACAGTAACTTTTAGTGTCGATACGCCAGCAGGAATAGACCAAGTTGTAGAGCTTATGATAGCGACAGAAGTAGAAAAACCACCACCCCCCGGAGCAGTAGATGCCCACGTTGTTCCGTCTGAGGTAAGGACGTTCCCTGATGTACTTGGCGCAACAACCTGAACAGCAGAAGTGCCGTTACCTAAGACCACGTTGTTGGCAGCAAGAGTGGTTGCTCCTATGCCGCCATTCGCAACAGGAAGCGTTCCAGTAACGCCCGTAGTCAACGGAAGTCCTGTTGTATTGGTCAGTACACCCGATGCTG